AGGCAGAAAAGAAAGCGAACGGGTTTGTTCATCATTTTATTCCGTACAAAGAAATACCCGGTAGAGATGAGAAGTGGGCAGAAGAACAACTTAAACTTCTTGGCGAACTAAAGTTTAACCAAGAGGTACTTTGTGAGTTTCTCGGTTCTAGTAATACACTTATCAATGCTAGAACTATTGCTACACTGAGTTCCAAAGAGCCCATATTTTATAACGATGACGGGTTAAGAATATATGAAGAACCAAAAGAAGAACATTATTATTGTATTACTGTAGACACTGCTAGAGGTATTGGCGGAGACTACTCTGCTTTTGTTGTAACAGATATAACAGAAATGCCATATAAGGTAGTGGCAACATACAGAAATAATAAAATAGCACCTTTGCTGTATCCTGAGGTGATAGCTAAGTTAGGTAGAGACTTTAATAATGCTTACATATTGTGTGAAAACAATGATATTGGTGGGCAAATTGTAGAAATTCTACACGAAGAAATAGAATATGAAAATATATTTACTACAGTAACCGAAAAAGCTAGACAGTATGTAACTCCTGGATTTGGTAGGGCTACACGTTTGGGTGTTAATACTTCTAAACAAGTAAAGAGGCAGGGGTGTTTTAACTTTAAGTCTCTTATGGAAGAAAAGAAACTGTTAGTATTTGATGCAGAGATTATACACGAAATCTCTACGTTTATTGAGAAAGGTCAAGGGTATCAGGCGGATGAAGGATATCACGATGACCTAGTAATGTGCATGGTTCTATTCGGCTGGTTGTCTACTATGCCTTTCTTTAAGGAATTAGTGGACGTAAACACCAGAGAAGGTCTGTATAACAAAGAAATGAGAACAATCTCACAAGAACTTACACCTTTTGTTCATGTGAAATCAAATGATAATCCTAAAGGGGAAGTTATTTCTGGAGATTATTGGATTACAGACGAAAATTATATCAGTAAAATAAAAGAATTAGGATATAAATATTAAATCTTATAAATAATCAGATGAATAATGTTCTATACACTATTACATAGTCTGATTTTATAAACGAGGAGAATAAATATGGCTTTTCAGCTTTCACCTGGTGTACAGGTAACAGAAAAAGACCTCACTAGTGTTGTTCCCGCGGTCGGAACTTCCATCGGGGGTACTGTAATACAAGCTGCTTGGGGTCCAGGAAACGAAATCGTTGACGTTAGCACTGAAAACGAGTTAGTAAAAAGATTTGGAAAACCTCAATCTAGCAACAATCGCAAGTGGTTTGCGGCGGCTTCTTTCTTAGCATACACAAATACTTTGAAACTGGTACGAGCAATCAATGCTGCTTCTTATAACGCAACTTCTAGCGGTAGCGGTGCTACTCAGATTGCAAATGAAAGAGCATACGAAAATGGCGTAGCTGCTGATGGTATGTGGACTGCTAAATATCCTGGCGCGGCAGGTAACAGCTTAAAAGTTTCTTTTGCTGATAGCACCGGAGACGGTACAGCAACTTACTCAGCTTGGGCATACAATAATCAATTTGATTATACTCCCGGTACCACTAAGCACGCCTCTGATAATGGATCATCTGAAGATGAATTTCACATTATTGTAATTGATGAGGACGGTTATTTTTCAGGTACAGCAGGTACTGTATTAGAGAAATTTGCAGGTGTTTCTAAAGCAGCCGATGCTAAAGATTCACTTGGTCGTTCAAACTATTACAAAGATGTAATCAACAATCGTTCAGAATATATTTGGTGGGCAGCTGGTCCAGCAGCCGCTACTACTTGGGGCTCAAATAATGTTGACGCCACTACTTTTGCGGCAGGTCACACTCAGGCAGAAGCAGTAGTTTCTCTTTCCGGTGGAGCAGACGGCACTATTTCAGCTGCCAATTTTATATCTGGTTACGATTTATTTGCCAATGACGAACTCGTAGACGTTAACCTTATTTTCGTAGGTGACGCAGAAGCTACTGTTGGTGACCACGTAATCGACAGTGTATGTGAAATACGTAAAGACTGTGTTGTATTTATTTCACCACTTGCCGTTTCAGTATTAGATAACGCAGGCTCAGAAGCAACCGCTTGTGTTGGCGAACTTGCCTCTTACACTCGTTCCTCTTACGCTGTTTTCGATTCTGGTTGGAAATATATGTACAACCGTTATGCAGATTCTTATGTATATGTTCCTTGTAACGGTGACGTTGCTGGGCTATGTGCTAAGACTGATGACGTAGCAGATCCTTGGTTCTCTCCTGCAGGATACAATAGGGGTGCTATTAAAAATGCTGTTAAGATGGCTTGGTCTCCTAAGAAATCTGAAAGAGATACTCTTTATAAAAATGGCATTAACCCAATCGTAGGTTTCCCTGGTTCAGGTATTGTATTGTTTGGTGACAAGACTATGCTTGAGAAGCCCAGTGCATTTGATCGTATCAATGTTCGCAGACTGTTTATTACGCTTGAAAAAGCAATTGCTACGGCAGCTAAATTTCAGTTGTTTGAATTCAATGACGCATTTACACGCTCACAATTTAAAAACTTGGTAGAGCCTTTCTTGCGTGATGTTCAAGGACGTAGGGGGATTTATAACTTTAAGGTCGTGTGTGATGAAACAAATAACACAGGCCAGGTTATAGATACAAACTCTTTTGTAGCGGACATATTCATTCAACCTGCAAGATCTATTAACTTTATCCAGCTGAACTTCATTGCTACTCGTACAGGTATAGCGTTTGAAGAGGTCGGCGGCTAACAGTTATAAATAAAATTAAAACAGGAGACATAGATGAATATTACAGAGTTTAAAGCAAGGCTTGGAGCTGGGGGCGCTCGTCCCAATCAGTTTAGAGTCCTTTTAGGCTTTCCTAGTTACGTAACTGGTGTCGATACCTCGTACAGTTTGTTGGTTACTGGAGCGGCTGTTCCGGCTTCTACTGTTAATCCAGCGATTATTCAGTACAGAGGTCGTGAGGTTAAGTTAGCTGGTGAAAGAATTTTTGATCCTTGGACAGTTACTATTGTTAATGATACAGCGCAGTCCTTGCGTCAACCTTTTGAGGCTTGGATGGAAGGTATGAATAGCAAAGGTGGTAACTCAGGTATTTTGACACCTGCAGATTATCAGGCGGATGTTGTTATACAGCATTTAGATAGAAATGATGAGGTATTGCCAGGTGGTACTTACACACTACGCAATGCTTTCCCAATACAGATGAGTGAAATTGCATTAGCATATGCGCAAAATGATATACTGGAAGAATATACTGTAACATTCCAGTATCAACATTACGATAACGTATAATCGTTAGGACTATAAATTATGCAGATATTTGGGTTTGAAATAACTCGGGGTAAACCGCCACAAAGTGAGAAATCCTTTGTGGCGCCCACGGATGATGGCGGTGTTGAAAGTATACGAGCAGGTGGCTATTATGGCACTTACTTAGATATTGAAGGCGTTGCTAACACTGAAGCCCAGTTAATCAAAAGGTACAGAGACATTGCTATGATGGCCGATGTCGATGCCGCCATTGAAGATATTGTGAATGACGCTATTGCTAATCTTGATGATGAGTTTCCAGTAAAGTTGGATTTAGACAGCACAGGACTTTCGGGCCCGATAAAAAAGAAAATATTTGACGAATTTGATAACATTATATCCATGTTACAATTTAATGATAGGGCACAGGATTACTTTAGGCGTTGGTATATCGACGGTAGAATGTACTTTCACAAGGTAATTGATACTGAAAAGCCACAAGAAGGTATAAAAGATATACGTTACATTGACCCACGTAAAATTACAAAGGTCAAAGAAGTTAAGAAAGAAAAAAATCCACAGGGTGTTTCTTTCATTAAAAGTACAGAAGAATTTTTCTTATTTAATGAAAAGGGTATAGCAAATAAGCCCGGACAATATAGAGCTGCTGACACAGACAATGCACTAAAAATTACAAAAGATGCAATTGTTTATTGTCCAAGTGGGTTAGTAGATCAAGACAAAAACATTCCAGTGTCTTATCTACATAAAGCAATCAGGCCTGCTAATCAACTTAGAATGATGGAGAACGCAGCGGTAATTTATCGTATAACACGAGCTCCTGAACGCAGAATATTTTATGTTGACGTTGGTAACTTACCAAGTGGCCGCGCTGAACAGTACCTAAAAGATGTTATGGATAGGTATCGTAACAAATTGGTATATGATGCTGACACAGGTGAAGTTAGGGACGATAAAAAGTTTATGTCTATGTTAGAAGACTTTTGGCTTCCACGTAGAGAAGGCAGTCAGGGTACACAAATTGACACACTGCCAGCAGGACAGAACTTAGGACAGATAGAGGACATAGAATACTTTCAGAAGAAGTTATATCAGTCATTGAATGTTCCTGTATCAAGATTAGAACAACAAGCTGGCTTAAACTTTGGACGAGCAGCTGAGATTAACAGAGATGAACTTAAATTTACTAAGTTTGTTTCTAAGTTAAGAAAGAAATTTTCTATAATGTTTGATGATCTTCTTAAAACACAGTTAGTTTTGAAAAATATAATGACTGAAGAAGATTGGAAAGATATTAAAGATGTGGTTCAATATAAATTTGCACAAGATGCTTACTATACTGAATCGAAGAATCAAGAGATCCTGAGAAGTAGATTTGAAGTGTTACAGGGGGCTTCTTCTTATATTGGTTCACTGTTTAGTAAAGAGTATGTACAGAAAGAAATACTTATGCTTACAGATGAACAGTTAGAAGAAATCAATATGCAATTGCAGATGGAAGAACCTTTTATGACACAGGATCAAGAACATGAAATGGCAATGCAGCAACAGACTGCTGGTGAAGAAGATACAGGAGAAGAATAATGGATAGACAAGAAGCACTTAGAGATATGATGCAGTCTATGGCTCAGGGTAAACCGAATGATGTCCAAGACAAATTTAATAACATAATGCAAGCAAGAGCGGGCGAAGCTCTTAATGACTATAAAACAGAGCTTGCTAAAAGCATATTTAAGAATCCAGATTTAGAAGCGATGGGTTTGGCAGATGGAGAAGAACATATTCTTGAGGTAGACCCTGCCGCCGAGCCTGAAACAGTTGAAACGGGAGACGATAATGAAGACGTTTAAACAATTCAGAGAAGGCGTTGAGGTAGATATCCAAGAAGCGCCAATGGATGGAGTCGAAAAAGGCTCATTAGAAGGCGACAAACATATGTGTGCAACCAAAATCTTTAAAGAAGGTTTCGGTGAAGGCACTCCTATTTTAGGTGAACACGCTTTACCTGACGAAGAAGGTAATGTTGCTTGGTACAAGGTTATGTTTGAGCATGGCATCGAACAAGTTGAGATTTCAGAAGAAGGCGTTCAGGTACTTGCCCAAGAATCTCACATGAATCATAAAAAGAAAAAGTAACGGAGATATAGATGGCGGTCACAGTAGATGTATTAAAACTGACTCAGGTCCAGGGCGTTGTGGCCGTCAGAGGCGTCAATGCTACAGGTACCATAGCTCTAGAAACCACACTCAAAAAGTCCACTGAAACACAAAGTAGTCCAGCTGTTAATATCAAAGGATTACAGTGGACACTTGCTAGCGGAACGGCAGCACAAGTAGAAAGAAACGGAAAAGTATTATACGAACTGTCCGGCACAGGTGAAATGGAGTTCTACGGGTTTTCTGACAATGACGAAAACGATCAGGACATTGATATAGTAATTGACAATGCTGGTGCTGGTGGTACTGTTATTGTTGAATGTGCTAAGGTTGCAGGTTACGGTTCACAGCAACATCAAGGCGCTAACGGAGACTTAGGCTAATGAGACTAATAAAAGAATTAAATGAAGATCTACAGTTTATTGTAGAAGAAAACGCTGAGACAGGTAAGAAAAGTCTTTATATTGAAGGTGTCTTTCTACAGTCTAATTTACAAAACAGAAACGGTCGTGTCTATCCCAGAGAGATTATGGCGAAAGAAGTAGATCGTTATATGAAAGAACAAGTCAACACTAAAAGAGCATATGGAGAACTTGG